TTCTAATGACTAATCAGGCATTCAGTGTGCCTATTAAGCTGGAGGTTGGGGTAGTAAAGAAAAAGACATACTATCTCAACCTCAATGGTTATCGGAATTGGCAGTTTCAGTTAAACAACCAGCTAAAGAAGCTGTTTAAGATTGAGGTAGCGGATGTTGTCAGGCAGCTAAAGCCAGTTGAAGGTGTTTGTCGGATTAGTTATAAAATATACTACCCAACTAAACGAGCTTTCGACATCGACAATATCGGCAGCGTTGTGACTAAGTTCACACACGACGCTTTGGTTGAGTTTAACATCCTTGAGGACGATAACTATCACTTCGTTGGTGAGATACGCTACGAGTTTGGTGGTATTGACAAGGAGAACCCTAGATGTGATGTAGAGATTGAGGTATTAGATGATGGAAAAAAATGACTACATAGCCGAAAGTATTTCGGACATGATGTATGACGACGACACCCTTACGTTTTGTGATGCCTTCGACAAGGCACACCGAGAATACGAACGCTTTTTAAATGAAGAGACATTCTTAGTTAACTCATTTATCGAAGAGGATTTAGATGACGACGGATGAAAGCCAGTTCTTAAAACACGGTCCCTGCGAGGCATGTGGTAGTTCAGACGCTAACGCATTTTACTCAAACGGAACCCAATATTGCTTCGCTTGTTCTAAATGGGCGAAGGATGACGATGCAGTCTTAACCACGCCTATTAGAAAGGGTACGACAATGAGCTTACTTTCATATGAGTATCAATCGCTAGGTAAGCGTAAGATACCCGACAACATTACACGCCAGTACCGCTACGGTTTTGGCACAGATGCTAGTGGCGTCTTGTGTCATGTAGCCAATTACTTCAACGATGCAAAAGAAATAGTAGCCCAAAAACTACGTTACCCAGACAAAACATTCAAGTTTATCGGTGACACTAAGGAGGCAACGCTATTCGGACAGCAGCTTTGGGGCGGCACAGGCAAGAAAGTCGTAATTACTGAAGGGGAGCTTGATGCACTTTCAGTAGCAACAGCCTTCGACGGTAAATACCCAGTTGTCAGCCTAAAGGGTGGCAGCAATTCAGCTAAGAAAGAAATAGCCCAACAGTTAAAGTGGATCACTGGTCACGAAGAGATTTATCTCTGGTTTGACAATGATGAAGCTGGTAGACAAGCAGTCGTAGAATGTGTAAACATCCTCCCTGCTGACAAGGTGCGTATCATACGCCACGCAGATCACAAAGATGCAAGTGATGTGCTAGTCTACAAAGGTAAAGCTGGTGTGGTGAACGCTTTCTACAACGCTGAGAAATACCAACCAGACGACATTGTACGGCCTCTTGATTTGATTGAGTCCGTAGCAGAGCCTATTGAGATGGGCTTCAGTTATTGTTACAGCAAGCTTACCGACATGCTTTATGGGAGACGGTTTGGTGAGGTAGTTGTTGTCGGGGCAGGTGTTAGTGTAGGCAAGACAGACTTTGTTATGAGTCAGTTAGCCCACGATCTAAAGCAGGGCTGGAAAGTAGCAACATTTATGCTAGAACAGTCAACCAAGGAAACACTTCTAAGGGCTGCTGGTAAGATCGACGGGTGCCACTATCACCTGCCTAACGTAGAACACAACAAAGAACAGATTATCAAGACTGTTACAAGCTTCCAAGGAGACTTGTATATGTTCGATAATTTTGGTAGTAATGATTGGACTACAATTAGCGACAAGATACGGTATATGTTCCATAACTATGGGTGCCGTATCGTTTACATAGACAATCTTACAGCTTTGAACGCTCACGCTTCAGATGAACGTAGAAACTTAGATGGTCTAATGGCAGAAGTCGCTGGTATTGCTAAAGAGCTAGACATATGGGTTATGTTAGTATCTCACCTTAACCCGCCCAAGTCAGGTGTCAGCCACGAAGCTGGCGGTCAGACAGAACAAGGCCAGTTTACAGGCTCAAGGGCGATTATGCGGTGGGCCTACGCTATGTTTGGTATCGAACGCAATACATTACATGATGACCCGATAGAACGTAATCGGGGTCTAATACGAGTATTGAAAGATCGTTTCAGTGGTTCTGCTACAGGACACACAGTCGGATTTCTTTACGACAAAGATACTGGTATCGTTCACCAGATGGACGAGGACTTTGAGATAGCACAAACGGAGGCAACGGATGAGGGTGATTTTTGACATTGAAGCTAACGGTTTATACTACGAAGTAAACCGCATACACTGCATATCTATCCATGTTGAGGGTAGCAAGACGACTGAGGTATACACATCTAAGCATATCAAAGGGTCTGACGGTACCTTACAACAGGCTTTGGATATATTAAGTGCTGCTGATGTCATAATCGGTCACAATATAATTAATTACGATATACCTAGTCTTGAAAAATTATACCCAGATTGGGAATATAAGGACTGCCTAGACACTCTAATAATGAGCCGCCTAGGATTTCCTAATATGTTGATGGCAGACGCCAACCGTAAATCACTACCGCCTAGACTAAAAGGTGGTCACAGTCTAAAAGCTTGGGGATACAGACTTCGCAAGCTTAAAGGAGAGTTCCCACAAGAGCAGTGGGAAGTGCTTACACCTGAGATGGTTGAGTACTGCCGACAAGACGCTGTTGTCACCACCGCACTTCTCGCAAAAGTAGAGGGCGTAGGGCTAACAGAAGAAGCTATCTGGCTCGAACATGAGTTTGCCAAGATTATTGACAGACAAGAAAAATACGGTGTTTGGTTTGACATAGATAAAGCCCAGCGCCTACATGTTGAGTTGTTAGAGGAAGTCGATATTGCTGAAAAAAAATTGTTGGAGGTTTTCACGCCTCTAAAAACATGGACACCCAAGCCTTACCCTAAGATTGCTGTAAAGCAGAACGGTGAAAAGTCACAAGTTTTGCTTAACCAGCTAGCTCTTGGTTGTCATTTCAACGAGGCTAACGAGTGGGGCTACTATCGTGATGTTGTCTTTAACCCATCAAGCAGACAAAATATTGCAAGGTGGTTAAAAGAGGTTTACAACTGGACAGCGACAGACTATACAGAAAACGGCACACCAATCATCAACGAGAAAGTGCTGTCAAAACTAGACTTCAAAGAAGGCAAAATACTTGCCCACTATTTCAATGTTACCAAGCTGCTAGGACAATTAGCGGAGGGTAAGAACGCATGGATGAAGATGGTAAAAGCAGACAGCCGTATTCATGGCAGCGTTAATACTCTTGGGGCTGTATCACGGCGATGCACCCATTCTAACCCTAATATGGCGCAAGTGCCTAGCTCACGAGCCTACAAAGGCCACGAAGCTAGATCACTATTCTCTGTGCCAAAGGGTAAAGTACTAATTGGATGTGACGCAGATGGATTGGAATTGAGAACACTTTCGCATTTCATGGCTGTCTTTGACGGTGGTGCTTATGCGAAAGCTGTTGACAGCGGTAAGAAAGAAGACAGCACAGATATTCACAGCGTAAACCAACGCAGTGCTGGGCTAGCTTCGAGAGACCTTGGAAAAACATTTATTTACGCATTTCTTTATGGGGCAGGTGATGGTAAGATAGGCGAGATAGTTAAGGGTACAGCCGACGATGGCAAGAAACTGAAAGATCGTTTCTTTAAAGCTACCCCAGCTATCAAGCTTCTTATTGACCAAGTTGCTAAAGTATACAAAGCTACCAAGACACTCAAGGCACTTGATAAAACTCCTTATCATATTCGGAGTTCTCATTCGGCGCTCAACACCTTGCTACAAGGGGCTGGCGCGTTGGTTATGAAATACTACTTAATATTTCTAGACCGTAATCTACAGAAGAAGTACAAAGCTGGTGTGCAGTATGAGTTTGTTCTAAACGTACACGACGAAGTACAGATGGAATGCGATGCAGACATAGCAGAAGACGTAGCCTCCATAGCTGAGAGCAGCTTTGCGGATGTAACACAACATTTAAAGTTTAGGATACCACTGCGCGGCTCTGCTGACATTGGACAATCTTGGGCAGACACACACTAAGGAGACGATATGAAATACAACCTAAATGATCTTGAGCTTAACGTAATTCATTGGTCACAACAACGTGGTATCTTAGATAACTCAACCGCAAGCCAACAGTTTCTAAAACTTGTTAGCGAGATGGGAGAGCTTGCAGATAACATTGCAAAAGGACGTGATGTTCGAGACGACATTGG